ACATAGACGTTGGCCTGCCAAGCGATGGGTCAAAGTAGATCTTGCGAAACGCGCTACCGGCGAGCGGCAAGCTAAATAATAGCTTTTCGGTCTCTGACCTGTACTCAGTCATAACCTCAATAAGCTGATAGTTCATGTACTCTTGTACACGCTTTGCTTGTGCCTGTCTCTCAGGGGTGAACTTGCCCCACACATGAGTCTTAACGGGACCCTGCGCAGGCATGATTTCCTGAATAGTTTGACTTTGGAATCGAACTACGGCTTCAGACAGCATGGGGTGAAAGACCCCGCAGGCTCCAGCCCATGGCTGTGTACGCTCTTCAATCTCAAGACCTAATTGGTCTAAGCCTTGCTCGTATGTGTCTTCCCAGTCGCCCCGGCTACTCTTGTCAGATTCAAACTTTGAAACAAGATCGGACGCCAATGTGTTGAGTTCACTATCTTCAACAAATTCAGCAAGGTTTGACGAAAACTCGTCCTGGTTTTCCAGCAAATCTGCCAGAGGGTCAAAGTCAACCACAACGCTACCGTCATCCATTTCGGTAACGAGTGAGTCGTCGGGTGCACCCATTTCTTCAACCACGGTGAGCCCCTCGGGGCCCATTTCAAAATCATCTTGGTTGAAAAGAGGTTCGATAGACTTGTCTATTGCCACAAAACATTCCTCTGCGCGATAAGCCAATATACAGAATGGAGATATTCTGTGTATTAGTCAACTCTTAATATTTATTTAAAGAAAAAACTTCGAGGGAGGGACATGGTATGTTGAACGTACGGTATGGCAACGTCGTCCATCCAGCTAAAAAATTGATCTTGTTGGTTCATGGGGTTAGGCATTGTTTTTCTTATCTCTTCCGGCAACATACTTATTATTTTATCAGTTGAGAGACGTCCTGTCCCACGGGTGCCGGTTGCTCTCACGCCGCTAAGGCTACCAACATTAAGCAGCCCCTGATGTGTTTTTTCAAAATCTTCTATTACGGCTCGCCCCAAGCTTCTTATGCCACTTCTACCAACTGAGGTGTATGTAGGAGGTATCTCTACTGCTAAATCAACTTCTGGAAACATCTCTAGCTGGTCAGAACCGCGCCTGGTGCGACGAACATACTCGCCCCCTACATGGGTCGGTTGAGTATAGAATTCAAACTCAGACTCCCTCGGCCAGCCCCCCGGCCTGCTACCAGGGTCTAAATATGTTACATTGTGCCGGTACGGTCTCATGTCGAGAGGGTATGAGTCGTAATCGTCCCAGAAATTAAATTCCTCATATGGATCGGGGTCCCAAGGGCTACGCTCTGCGCCATAGGATCGAAACTGAGACTCCCTAGCATCGGACCTTATGCTTTTAATACCTCTTGGCCTCTTTGAACCGAGCTTCCCAACCTGAGGAGGCTGCTTTCCGATAAACTTTCTAGCGGCACCCTCACCAACCCGTCTGAGGGTTCCCGCTCCAATAAACGGCAGGAGTGCAGCAAGGGCGCTAATCCCCGCTCGTGGAACATCCCTGTTCCGTATACCCATAAGAAAGTTTCCGGCATCCATAGCTGTTCCTGTCACGGGGTGGGCCCCCATAGCAAAATCACGAGCTATTTCTTCTGGGGTTTCCGGCGACAAAAGTCTGTCTATCCGGTCAAGGAAACTTTCTTCGTCCATCAGTAATAATCAGCTTTTCTCATTGGTAACAACTCTTCATCTTCTTCATCACTTGCTATCCTAATAAAGCCACCCTGACGAAATCTCATCAGTGCCTGTGTAGATGAGTCCACAAGGTCGTCATGGTCGCCAGTAGGAAAAGCAGCAAACTCTTCCACAACCAGCTCTGCCCACCTTGTTTTTGGTGCCCAGACGTGACCAGAGGAAAATAGATCGGAAATCGCATTTACGCGAGCAATCTTATCCTTGCCTCGACTCGGTGTGTATTCTCCTACCGGAATACCCATTCTTCTCAACTCAAAAATTAACGGAGTCCCAGCAGCCTTTGCTTCCACAATAAAAGCGTCTGGTTCGTATTGCTTATACATCTCATAGGCACGTTGTTTTAAGTCTGGGAACTCCAAACGTTCCTGAAGAGCATCAAGCAAAATAATATTTGATACACCATCTTCGTCAGTAAATACGCCCCATGTTGTACATGCGCTGTAGTCTGCTGTTTCCTTTGCAAGAAATGCAGTGTCCCAAGACTGAATAACAAAGTCGCACGGTGGCGGACTTTTCTTTGTCCACTCGTTCCACCACTCACGCTTGATGATAGCTGCCTGTTCTGACGTGGGATCTTGCTGGTACTGGGCGCTCCACTTGCTAACCGGCAGTTCTGCTTTTAAAGCCTCAAGCTGGTCGATTGGCCAGAACCCAGGCCACAGCGGTTTGCCGCTCGGAAGTATTGCAGGAAACTCAATAACCTCCCACTCGTCTGCACCACCACGCTCAATTGATGCTTTAATAATACTTCCCGTTAAGTCTTTCTTGGACCAGCGAGTCATTACCAAACAAATCGCTCCACCCGGCTGCAGTCTCTGACGGGGACCAGAGGTGTACCACTCGTAAGTCTTGTCGTATACGGAAGGGTCGTTAAGTGCGGCTTCCTGCTCTGAGTGCGGATCATCTACGATTAAGATGTCAGCACCCTTACCTGTAACAGCACCGCCAACACCAATAGCGAAATACTCACCCTTGCTGTTAGTGCTCCAACGTCCCGCAGCCTTGGAGTCTGAGCTAAGCGAAACGTCGTGAAATATTTTTTGATAGACTTCTGAACCTACCAAATTACGAACCTTACGACCGAACCCAACAGCAAGCTCTGCGGTGTGCGCTGTCTGGATGACTTTTTTATCTGGAAATTTTCCCAGATACCAAGCAGGAAAAAGATGGGACGCAAACTCTGACTTAGTATGTCGTGGCGGCATATTAACAATAAGCCGTTTTAGGGTCCCATCAGCGATTCGATTAAACGCATCGGACATAATCTTGTGATGCTCACCCTCAATAAAGGCAGGCCAAACTTCTTTTACAAACGAAAGAAAGTCCTTTTCCGATGCTTCTCTACGTTTAACCTCGTTAATCAACTCAATGACTTCGATTGCTTCTCTTTGTTGGTCTGGTGGAAGCGAACGAATGGTTGCCGCAATAGCGGCCATATCCAGGGTCATCAGTCTACATGCTTTTGAAAGTACAAAAGTATTTCCTCGGCATCTTTTCTGAGGGATTCCGACTTCGCATGATAGTTTTTTATTTGTGCCCTTTGTGACGAAAGCAGGAGTTGGGCATACAAGCGAAGCTTTTCAGAGTGCTTGAGGCGATCAAGGTACCTTAGGTGGCTTACTGTTTCGCGCCCTGTTTTTATTTGTTCTGGTTGGTCGGACTTCTTTGACGATTGACTCAATATCTCTCCCTTCTTCGACGGCCATATTCACGACCACATGTGCAAGCTCAAACCATTTTTGGCTGCATCGTTCATAACCTAGCCCGGTCAGGTAGGTCTCCAGGATTTCCTCTGCTGTTTCACCGATGAATTGTAACTTACCCTCACAGTATAGGCAAAAGAAATCAGGAAATCTTTCCACCACTTCTTCGGGGGTCATCTGCATCGCGATGTACCCCACCTGTTTAGGCCTGTCACGAATTGCGGCAGCCCGATACGCCTCTACCGCTTTGGGCAAAACATACGCCAAGTCTTCTATTGTGATGGGTGCAGGACCCTCATCCTCCTCACGACTCATGTGGGCACTCTTGCTCAATTCGATCAAGGCCTTCCCAACAGGTGCCCGTGTTTATGGCGCACGAAAAAAGGGTTAGTAAAACCAGTATTGCACCAAAAACTTTTATCTTCACGGGGCCCCTCTATATAGTATCTATAGTATAGTACTATAAATAATATCTATAGTAATTACCTATCTAAAAGAACCTAGTAAATCTATATAGATAATACTAGGCCATGTGACAAAGACTAGACGGGGCCGTGACATTATCAAAAATTGGTGGTAGGATGTGCAAAACACTGTTTTATATACAACAGCAGCGCGAAGCGCAGAAGGGGTGGCCTACCCCACTAGGGGGGATACTACCCCCCCCTGTGGTCTATGCCATTGGGGAATCCCAGCAAGCTGGGTTGAAAAATGGGGCAAGCCGTAAGCGCCGGTTCGGAAGGGCCAAATGAAAACATTCTTGTAACTGCAACTGCATCTGATTTTAATTTGGGTTCCGATGAGACTCCAGAAACAAGAACGTCACCACGAAAGCTCGACGAACTTATTTCTTTTCTTGTAACAGCAACTGCATCTGTATAAGTTCGGACTCGCCCCCTCAACTGTCTGTCCCTTCGATGAAGTGATCGGTCACCCCCTTCCCCTCGTGGCCCGAAGAGTAAACCGATGAATCACCTCTGGTTTCTGGTGACCCTTGCCTTAATTGTAGCTCATCGGATTACTCTTCTGACAACCTTGTTTCTGAAGCCTCAGACGCTAAGGTTGCCATCCATTTCCCTTGGACACCAGTTCGTCGTGGCTTCTGGGTTCGCGGGGGGCTTCCGCCATGTCACCTTTAAGGTAAGCGTTAGATATGCGATTGGTACTAGCTCGCTAGTCGCTCGGAGGTAGGAGCTGAAGCTCCACTTCTAAAATCGCATATCTAAAAAAAATCAAAAACAAACAGGAGAAGCATTGTTTATTTTGATTTTTTCTACTCTCTCTCCACAGAGGCCTGAAGATAATTTTTCACCCCGAGTACACGGAAATCAGCAAAAAGCAAGATTATTTAGTAACTGCAACTGCATAGGTACTGCTTTTTACTGCACCTATTCTATTTTTCTTCGGCATCACCCAAAGGGCCACAAGGATTGCGCCCTGGTAAAGCGTCGGGCTCTATTCAATCCTTGAACCCTTTGTGCTCAGGGCGGGAGCCTGTAAAAAATTTTCTCCCTGCCTCTCTGGAGCGCGAGTGCGAGCCAGAAACTTCTTTCACAGAGGTGCCTTACCATGAGTAATTCCCTTCGTCCAGTCTTCCCATACCTCCGGGTGACCCGAGAAGTCATCGAAGTCCGACAGCTCTGTCCTCTTTGTCGGGACGTCTCGTTAGTCACAGTCCCCCGAGATGGCTACGAGCGATGGTCCCGAGGGATGTCCATACAAGATGCCCTTCCCGGTATCTCATCGGACGACCGCGAGATTCTGATGACGGGGCTTCATCCCCAGTGTTGGGACGAAGTGACTGATTTCGCCTCTAAAAATCACGCCGTTGAAACGAGTGACGGGAAGGTTTCCGTCTGGCTCTGATTCGTCCCAACTCAGGGTTTAGCCATCCGGCCTTCTGGTCGGGTGGCTATTTCCTGTGCGACTGTGGGAATTCGTCCCGCAGTCCTAATCCTTTTTAGGAGTAGCAACCTATGACTGACTCTTCTAAAGTGTCGGAGAACCGTGCCGTATTAGCGGTTCATAAAGCCACTCGTGAGTCACGACCGATGGCAGTTGAAGCCTCAGCCGAGGCCTCTCTGCACATCGCAGGAACCGCTAACAAAACCGACCGGGCATCTGAGTATCTTCAAATCGTCCTGGCCGATGCGGTTAACGCCCTCGTCACCAAGGAGGGCAATCTCAGGTCTGGGATCACGGAAGAAGCTGTGATACAGGCCAGAGACGATTTGTACTACGGCATCCTCGAAGATTGTCGTAAAATCGGCTGGGCTCAGTATGCCGTAGATAAGAAGGCCGGTAAACTGATGACGCATAAGAAGGACAAGAAGATTGTTGAGAAGTCTAAGAGCCTATACGGCAACGAGGCTGGGAAGGGTGTCCGAAACAAGCGTCATCAGTTCGTCCAAGCCTTCTGGGGAATCTGCACCCCCGAAGTATCCTCTGACGTACTCGCCATCCTCTCACCGGATGGTGACGAGAAGCAGGGCCTGACCACTTGGAAGGAGGTGGCTGACGTCTTAGGGGGCATCGAAGATCTGGCCCTTGAAAGATCTTTGGCCCAGCTTCACTATGGTTTTCCCATAGATCAGCCGGAGAACGTCTGGCTTATCCCGAGTGACAAGCTGGACTCTTACCCCAGTCGGGAAGAGGATGGGAAAACCATCTACACCATCCGTCACGGTGATGGCGATAGCGCCTACGACACTCAAGTCGTATATGGCGGGAAGATGGGAGCTAGCGATCTCTGCGATGCCCTAGAGGCACGAGCGGAGGCGCTACAGAGACAGCGTAACCACGCAGTCTCTGATGCCAAGACGATCAGAGCCATGGTCGTCCCCGAGGCGCACATTCTAACCCCTACCCGGCAGGGCTAACCTAGGGGCACTCTAACTACAGGGGGGGGTCGGGGCAACCCGGCCCCCTATAGTTACATGCAACATTCCAAACATGATCGGCGTGAAACTGTGATCGTTGGGCTCATCGACGAACTCGAAGAACTAGACGAGCAGAGAATAAAGGCCTGCGCTGAACTCTACTATACCATAGTAGTCGGTACGGCCAATACATCTCCCGACAACCTTTGGTCCTACCTCCTCATCGGCAGACGCCACCGCTACCTAACCAAAGAAGGTTGACGACAAGAGGAGAACCCAGGCTATCGCTTGGGTTCTCCTCTTTTTTTGCTTCGATATCACAGCAAAGGAAACAACGTCCCTCGAACGCAAGCTTTGCGAGTGACGCTGTACTTTTTTATCCCCAGCACGTTCGATGTATCTCTATGTCTGCGATGGGGCCCCTCCAACGTTCCTATAAGGACGGCGCGTACCAGTCGCAAGCTCCTTGCGCCGACACTATTCCCCACCACCCAACCCCAGCCCCACCCCGCCCCGCCCCAGGTCGCGTTGAGGTACGGGTCGGTGCTAGGGGTATAGAAAATTTCTATAGTCCAGTAGTGACCATGTTCTGTGAAGGGGGGCCGCTTGAGGTACGGGTCGGTGAATGTCTGGGGGTTAGGTGAGGTTTATCCTATAGAAAATTTCTATACCCCCCTATGCCTTGTTTTTTTGGGGTATTCCTAACCCTATGCCTTGCTAGCTGACGACCACATGGCGAGCTTGTCCATCAGCTCTTTCTCTAGGTCATCGGATGACCTGTTCTCAAACGTGACGTGGGTAGACTCCTCGAATAGTCCTCCTGCCTTACCCAGTAGTTCAAGTGCCCGTATCCTGTTAGACGGGGAGTTGGTGTCGTCTACTGCCTCAGCCCTGAGCTTCTGGATAATCCAGTCGTTGTTTAGCTTCTCGTGGGTTTGCTTCACCACCTGAACGTCAGCCTTCAGTCCTTCGATGGCTTCCTTTACCCGTGGATTCTTGGCGAGCTTGGAGCTGTTGTTCCACACTACCTGCTTGCTCATCTTGCTCGCATCATACGCCTTGCGATAGGCCTCCGCATAGGAGTGTCCCTTAGCTACGAAGCCTGCGAAAGCAGACTGCTTAGGCGTAATCGTGGGTGGGTTAGGCATACAGCATTATATCATTAGGCTTTAGTTAGGTCAATGTCTCTCCTACATCCCCCCACTACTGGGATTGCCAAAAAACCTTTTTTCAAGTATATTTATAGGTGAGTAGAATAGTAGGCTGACTCCAAGGGGGTCGGCACAGGGGCTATAGAAAATTTCTATAGTCCCCCAGACAGGAGGCAATTTGACAGACGAGATCAGGCGATACGTTCCTGCCTGTCTCAAGAGGATTTCACCACCACATTGGGCGAGGGCTAGGCGAGCCAAGAGCATACGGCAAGCCTACCGTATCGTGAAGGAGATGGAGCATCGTTTACCGTTCCCATGGCCCGAGCCTATAGAGGCTGTAGGTCTTGGGAGAAGGGAGAGGGTGCAAGATCCGGTGGAGTTTCAGAGACAGGACGCATGGACGGTCGAGGAAGCGCGAGAGCGAGCGAGGCTAAAGGCCGAGACTATAGAAAATTTCTATAGTCCCAGACCTGCACAGCCTCCACCGAAAGTGGAGAGGGTGAGGGTTGAGCCTAAGGACATCAAGGTAGTGAGGGTGACACCACCACCTAGGGCCAGGGTTGAGCCGATGGACGGAGCCGAGTGGGAGCTGGGATGGAATCACAGCCCCGGCGGTGGACGTTGGCGACATCTGAACAAGTGCTACATCGGTGACGTGATGGAGGACGGGACGTATCAGTACGGTCCCCACAATCAGCCGAGTTGGGCCAAGGGTCCTGCTTCCGAGGCCACCGCTGAGACATCGGCTGAGTTCTATGCGCGTAATGAACAGGACTTCGAGAAGTGGGAGGAGGTATGCGATGCGTAGCTTGCGGTAACACCATACACCCTGAGCGTCTGGCGATCCTGCCAGATACCAAGGTGTGCGTGTCATGCACTACAGCCAAGAAGGTTCTTGGTGTGATGGTGCCGAGCAACGGCAAGTGTGGCATGACGTTGCAGTTTGTGGCAGGAGAGGACAAGCGGGGCCAAGCCCTGCTCAAGAAGCAAGTCCAACGGAATCGTTGGGCAGGATAGTTGGCTCGCATTCGGTGAGCCACTTAACAAACTATAGAAAATTTCTATAGTTTTACTGGAGGAGAACGTTAGATGCGTAAGGTATCTGATGATATGATGGCGTACATGATCGACACCGCGAAGCCATTCGTGGATGCGCCACCCGTACCGCAACCTGTGCGGTTGGGGATGGAGTACAAGTTGACCACCAAGGACAAGGACAAGTTGCTCAAGTGGACGGGCAAGGGATGACAGATCCACGACGAGATCGGACCACATCGCCCTGCATAATCCTTGGCCATGATCTTTTCCATGGATTGCTTGTTCGTTGTGGAAACTATCGCAAGGGTAACCCGTGTGCACATGAGTTCTACCTCCCTAGCGGGGTAACGTGGATAGGTGCAGAAACTGTGTACGCTAGGTGCACTTGGTGTAAACCAATAACCAGAGAGGAAGATTAGTATGAACGGCAAGTATGTAGTTGCGCTTTTCCACTATGAAAAGGGGGAGCGTGTTCGGACAGTCAGCTCGGTTCAGTTCAAAGGCGAGCGCGAGGTGCAGACTGTAGTCCCCAATGTTTGGTACTTGGTGGATAACGAAGATCGCGTGGGTGATTGCAAATATATGTTGCAACGTGAGGGACCCGAGTCAAACCTAAAGCTGTCCAACGGCGGGCTTGAGTTCTTCACTCACTATGATGATGCGCTGATCGCTTTCGCGGAGTGGATGCTGAGCGAACGATACCACTACGGAATAGCACCCGACCTAGACCATTGTGATGTTCGTATCCTTCAGGCAAGGCTGTCGTTGCACAACCCCCACGACCTGCTTCAGAACGAGCCAGTGTTAGAAAAGCCACACTTCGATTCCCGTCTGTGGACAGCCGCCGACATTGGTTTCGACCCAGACCCTTCGAGATCATTATGAGCGCACTAACGATTGGCGGAATCTTTGTGGGTTCTTCCTATACGCCTACCCCAAGACAATCTGTATCCATAGGCGATGATGGCACACTAGATACCGTTGTGGATTACGATGGCAGATTCGGCACAACACGGTGCCGATACGATAGCGAATACCGCTCCTCGTTTGAGAATGACGACGCATTTCTGGATGCAGTGGCCGAAGAGGTAGAGGAGATAGCAAGGTTTGAAGCACGGGCGTGGCCGTACCATAACGATGGCAAAGAAAGGAGATCAGTATGACTGACAAGCATGAAGCAGTACAGCGCAGGTTCACACAGGTGACGGAGGGTCAGGTCAATCAAGAGCCTAGGACTTTCAACGTCGAAGTGTGTGTGGAATGTGGGGAGCGGGAGCCGATGCGGAAGAACAAGGAGGAGAAGTGGCCGGTTGAGTACCTTCCCGCTCGTGTGTGTTGGGATTGCCGTGATGGTCGCAACGGCAGGTGGGTACTGGTGCCCCATAGAGAGGGGGAGAAAGTTTCTCCCCCCGTACTAGGAGGTGAGGAATGACAATCACGATAGAGTTGGAGGTACCGAACGAGTGGCGCATGAGATGGCCGTGCTCTCGCTTGGCAGGAAAGCATATCAAGGTAGTGCAGGATGACTACGGAGATCTGCTTGAGTTTGAAGTGGATCGGTCCCCGCCTGTAGATGTCGAGGCCAGTGAGTTGGGTGCCATCCTTAACGAATATCTTTCTACTGGAGTATTGATATGATAACCTTGATCAGTGTTGTCCTATGTGCAATGGGACTATTCTGGTTCATCGTTCTCAATGTGTTTCTGTTTGGTCGTGTCATGGACCGGATGGAGGACGGGGCGAGGGCCAGGGCTAAAGAATTAATTGAAGAGAAGTTTCCTTCTGGCCCCACGACCATGAGCACCGACGGAAAGCACATCGTCATAAATGCGAAGTGGTTTCTGAAGAAGTCATTCTATGAACGAATGAGCCTCATTGAGCACGAAGTAAATCTACTTGAAATTAACAGGGAATATCATGACGTTGACTAGAGAGGATCAGCGCGAACGAGAGGAACGTGCATACAAGCGGACCCTTGAGCGCAGTGAACGCAGGAGAACGATGCTAATCGTAGGAGTCAAGGATCTTCTGAACATACTGGAGGCACCGATTCGCCACCCCATGTTTGACGAAGATGGTAGACGTGGATACATGCGGGTAGCAGAGCAGACCCTTCGGGGCATTGAGCGTATATTTAACGAGAGAGAGGAGGAGAACGATGTGGGCTAAGTGGAGGAAGGAAGAGGAGAAAAGGGCGCGGAAGCGTAAGCGGGTATGGAAGAAGAGGTTCGACATGCTGACTGATCAGTACATGAAGCTCACCAAGAGGGAAGCGGTGGAGCAGTTAGCAGATA